CTTTAATGGTGAACAGTAAGTCGCCCATCAGTTGCTTTAGTCTGTTCTCTCCGTCTGTCATTGTTCAATATACCTTTTTAGCCACGATAAATTCTGCGCGAATGTCGTATATGTTCTATCTTCAAACAATTGCTTGACTGCGCTACGCAACTCATTATGCTTTTCTACAAATGGAATATATGATTGTCGTAACCGCTCATTCTCTTGTTTGAGTTCCGCGAGCATTCTTTCAAGACGTTCTAATTTACCGTCGTTATCTTCGCGTCCCATACGACAGACTCCGTTATTTTAGTTTTGTCATTTGCATCTTGTGTTAAGAACTGCGTCTTGATCGGCCCCACGCCTAGCGCCATCCAATAACGCGCGCCTGTTGCGGGCTTGCCATTCCAGTTCTGCAAGTACGTGAACTTAATCACGTCTTGATAATAGACGCCCATCACATTTATCTGTGATATTTGTTCTTCAAAATGCACGATCTGCACGCCGCTGCTTGTGGCAGGAGGCCAGCATTTAAAGAAGTCGAACTTTGGGTAGTTGATGTAATCAGATCCAACTTCCTGAAACTCGCCCCAGCCTATCGCTGGCGATAACACAACTTTCTTATTGCCTGGATAATCATCGCGCCACTCAGCGACACCAAAGCCAGGACGATATTGATAGAACCATTTGTTCAACCACGTCCCAGCGCTGTCGTAATTATTGTAGAGCATGCTGTCGCTGCCCTTGTCGTAACTAAACACAGACGTAAAAGACGGCGTGTCGGGTGCGGTATAGTCAAAGCGTCTCAGTTCGCCGCTCTTAAAGAACGGCCAATAGGCAGGCACAAACAACATTTGATTTCTCCTGAGATAAGAAGGGGCGCTTTACGCGCCCCGACTCATTAACCTCTGCGACGACGAACTGGAGCTTCCGCTACCTCTTCGACCGTAGGCTCTTTATCGTTACTCACGAATTTAACAATCTCAATCACTGGGTTATAGATACGCCCATAGCCTCCAGTGTGATTGTAATGTGAGCTTTTCAACTTAACGACTGGCACTGGATGAGATGGATCTGTTTTGTAGTTCATGCCAATCTCATACGCTATGCGCTTTACTTCAGGCACACCGCCTTTAGTCTTAGTCGAATAGCGCGCCACCAATCCTTTATCATTACCGCTGATGCATTGCAGCGATATACCTACCTGTTCTTCCCAGCCGTTAGAGTCAGGAATATCTTCAGGCATAGCGGGCCTATCTTTACCTAGTGGCACCATTACTTCGCCGAGAAGTTTACCCATGCTAGGCGTGTTTTGCGCGCCCCAACATACGTAGCCCTCAACAAAAGAAAACGGGTTGATAGCCCACAATGAGTCAGGCTCGATCTCGGTCTGATCAGCGCCGTAAACCCAATGACCTGTTTTGTCCATCTTTAGATACACCTCTCTAGCGCCCAGCGTAGAACCCGCTGAGAACTTTTCGAGAGCTGATGCTAAATCGGCTACCGCAGGTAAGTTTGCAAAGTCTGTCATTTTGTCATCTTTCCATTTTGCTAAAAGCCAGAAGATCCTGGCCGAGTTGCGACACAGCCGGCCTTGGATCAGTCCTTGGCGCGATTGTGTTGCCCGATGAGATGGACACAATATGATCTTTCGGTAAAGCGAGCTTGTGCTTTTTCAACACCTTTTCCGCTTGTGCTACCGATAAGAGCTTCGTCTCCATCAATTCCGACATATCCAGTCCCATTTGCTCAAGAGCTTCTCGCGCTCCTTCAGCATCAACCCATTGGCGTGTTGCTCGTTTTGAGACCAGTTTAAAATCTGCGATTTCTTTTCCTTCTTCCATAGCGCGAAGAGCAAGGTCTCGCACATCCTTAATCCACGGCTCAAGTAAATCAGCAAGTTTAAGAGCATCTGAAAGATCCGGCAGGTTATCAAGTTGCGTCTTTACGGCGCGGTTAGCTTCGCCATTCATCAAAGGACAGATAGCTTTAGCAGCGCACCAGCGACAATGATCACCCTTCTTTAGAGGGGCGTCTTCACGCATGGCAGAATGAATAGCACGCACCAATTCACGCTCAAAGTTTTTGATTCGCCCTGGGGTTGTTTCCCAGACTTTGACGTAAGGGGGTTGGACAATGATACATTCGATTTTGCTGACGCCTTCAAAGGCCCAGCGGCAGCTTTCTGTGTGCATAGCTGCGGCTGCGTAGAACATGAGCTGATCGTTTTCTTCTGCGTCAACCCAGACTCCGCTGCCGAACTTCCAATCAAGAATAATAGCAGTATCGCCGCGACGCCCCACAACGTCGCAAGACCCAAATACTTCCTGCAATGGTTCAGGAAACGCGACGTGAACTTCGGTCTGGAACTCAAGCTTTCCGTCTGGATCGATCTCGTCAAGCGCCGCGAATGCAGGCCGTAATTTCTCATTGATCTGTTCCTCAGTCGCGTCGGTAAACGTATCAATTGATTCGCCGTTAAGTATACGCTCCATGCATTCATGCAGGAACGTGCCTTCTTCAGCGTATGATGACGATGGCTTCGGCGGAACTTTGGTAACTAATGCAACACTGCCAGGGCAATTAATAACGCGCTTTGCTGAAGAACCCCCGACGATAGTAGAATGTGCCATTTAATGTCTCCCTTATGCGAATCACACTAGACAACTTTTTTTGTTTATGCAATAACTTTTTTATGAACGAATCAGAAATCGAGAAATATTTGGTTAAAACCGTCCGCGCTATGGACGGAGAAGCCTACAAATTCAATTCGCTATCACATCGTGGGGTGAGTGATCGCGTCGTTTGTTTACCAAATGGCGAGACGTGGTTCATTGAATTGAAAACGAACGGCGGCAAGTTGTCGGCGCTTCAGAAAGTGTTTGCACAAGACATGAAGCGTATGAACCAGCGCTACGCATGTCTGTGGAATAAAGAGCAAGTAGATAGGTGGGCTTGTGAAATTAAGACCATACCAAGATGAGGCAGCGGACTTTCTATTCTGTAAAGACCGCGCCATGATCCTTGCGCCAGTAGGCGCGGGAAAGACTGCAATAACATTAACAGCTATGCGCGACATGCTTGAAAAGGGTTTTGTGCAGCGCTGGTTAGTGCTCGCGCCCAAGCGCGTCTGCACTGACGTGTGGCCTATAGAAGGGCCAAAATGGGCTCCTGAGATGCCCATTGCTGTAGCTGTTGGCACGCCAGCGCAGCGCCGAGAAGCGTTTGAAAGCGCAGCGGATGTGGTCGTAACCAACTACGACAACATCCCGTCCATAGACCCTACCGGCTTTGACGGAATTGTATTTGATGAACTAACGCGGCTTAAAAATCCAAGCGGCAAGCGTTTTAAACACCTGTTAAAGATCCTTGACAACTTCCACATACGCTGGGGCTTGACTGGTTCGTTTACGTCTAACGGCCTGGAGGACGTGTTTGGTCAATGCAAAGTCGTTGATCAGAAGCTGCTAGGTCGCAGCAAAGGCGCGTTCCTGCAACAGTATTTTTACTGCTTGAACCGCGAATATCAGCAATGGGTGCCGTTGCCAAATGCGCTGCCAAGCGTGATGGCGACCATTAAGCCGGCGACATATGTGCTTGAGGCCGGCGAGTATAAGGACAAACTGCCGGAGCTGCATGTCGTTGACATGCGTTGTACAATGGACATGGAGCCGTACAACAAGATGAAGCGGGAGTTTGTCCTAGAGTTAGGGCAGACCATTACAGCGCCAACAGCGGCGGTCGTAACGCAGAAGCTTCAGCAACTTGCAAGCGGTTTTATATACGGTCTTGAAGGCGCGGAGTGGTTAGCTTCGCATAAGTTTGATTTATTAAAAGAAGTGCTTGAAGAGAACCAACACGACAACACGCTGCTTGTGTATAACTACAAGGAAGAGCTTGCTAAGTTACGAGAATTATTTCCGAAACTCTCCACTATGGACGATCCACAGGCTGTGGACAAGTGGAACAGAGGCGAAACAGAATTATTAGCGATACATCCTAAATCCGCCGGTCATGGGCTGAACCTACAGCTCGGCGGCAACAAGATCATCTTTTTGTCTCTGCCGTGGTCGCTAGAACTGTATGAACAGACCATCGGGCGCTTGCATCGCAGCGGGCAAACAAAAGATGTCTGGTGTTACAATATTATTTGTGCTAACACCATCGATGAAAAGATCCAAACAGCGCTGAGAGACAAGCGCTCCATGTCCGAACTGGCGTTGGAGGAATTATGCACTGGCATGAACTGAATGAGAAATTACCCGATTTATCCGAAAAGGAGATTTACGATCTACTTCAGGATGAACGCGCGAATGGGCGGCGCGCTTTTATTATGACCCGCTTGCATCAACGCTACAACATTCTGCGAGTGTTGCGCGAAAGAGAGGAATTGTTGAAAGATGCATACACCTACCGATCTTCTAAGACAGGCCGCTGATATCATCGCCGAGCGCGGTGAGACGTATGGCGGTATCGAAAATAATTTCCAGCTTATAGCGGACTTGGCATCGTTGCGATTGGGGCGCGACATCCATCCGTTTGAAGTGGCGATTATTATGGTCTGCGTTAAGAATGCGCGGGCGTTTAATGACCCTACGCATCTTGATAGCCGCGTAGACGCTATGAACTATGAAGCGTTTGCAGCTCAGTTTGCTGCGGATTACATAGCGCAGAAAGCGGATAAAGGCGCGAACATTGGCTACAAGAAACGGACTGAGTTAAGACCAGCTAAGACCGAGCCGCTAAAGTCTACACGCCGCGCGGAGCTTGCCGTAATCGATGATAAATTGAGCCGTTTCGGTTCCACGGAGCCGCCGCAGTTCAGCGGCAACGGCGCGCTGTTGAGCGAGTGAATACTGAGCCAGGGGAGGACAAGTTCCTTCCCTGACTGTCTGACAGCTAGAAAGCGCCGTTGTTAAGATCAGAAATAGTATCGTCAACGGTTTTTGGGGCCATAACGACATTAGTCTGTCTTTCTTTTAACTTAGCCGCAAGATCCATGCGACG